AAATCAAAATAGCCTATATATAAGCCATTGACATTCGATTGACGGGTGGGGGGTCTGATGTATCTAGCAATTGAGTCAATTTAAGGCTTTTTAGGCTGTTTTTCGCTTGTCAGCCCTTGACAAGATTTTTATTCTATGATAGAATAGGGATAGTGAGATGAGAAAGTCAAGGCCTTGAAAATACAAAGAGTTATCGGGGCACAGGCGGGAGGATAATCCCGCAACTAAAAATAACGGAGTTTAATTAATTAAAATAAAAACAAAATGGAAAAAGTCAAAGAAGTATTACGGGTGTTGTTTTATGTAGTATTGGGCGGATGTATAGCTTTAGGCTATCATATCGCATACACCAATTACATAGACCAATTACATTTCTAAATAATGGCGGTATGGCGGTTTTATCGCAAGATATCACTAGCATACAAGTCAAGCAGGTTGGGGCAGGGAATAAGTCGCAAGACTCTTTGCCCCTATCTGAAATCGTCAGGCGGATTATTATCTTAGAATCATCAGCGGGGCGTAATAACTTTAGTAGGTGCGAATCAATAGGGAAATATAATCGGTCAGGATATGGAATACACGGCGGAAAGTGGATATGCTTTGACACTAAAGAAGAAGAAGAAAAAGCAATCGGTAAATGGTTTGAAAATAAAATGCAATCGATGACACTAGAACAAGCTTTGAAAGTGTATAACTCTATTAATCCCAACTATTTAAGTAATTTTTTAAATTTATAATTATATGGACGAAAAAATGCTTTTGATGTTTGAAGCTGAGAATGAGATACTGGATATCATAGACAATGCGGATAAATTTACTAGGGGAGATTTGCAAGGTGCTTTAGAGGCACAACTAATGATATTAATAAATAAAGTAGAAGAGGAGGTAATCAAATGACTAAATATCTAAGCTATAATCAATTGTGCTACTTGCTGAATATGAATCCCGTGCTATATAGGAAACATTAAAAAACGCCTAACTAATTATGGCACATTCGCCATAGATAGATATAGGCTAAACGATTTCTAAAGCCTTACAGCTCATTTAAAGAGGTCAAAAAACGCTTAAAGACTTAAAAACGCCTAAAAGAAAAATAAAAGAGAATAAGAGAGTATTACTAAGATAGCATAGGATAAGATATAGGATAGTAGTTAGTTATTGGTTTACCTGTTCTAGTGTCTAGTTATCTGTTAGTGTCCGTATATACATATCACACACAAAACAAACTACAAAATAAAAACATACACAACATAGCACGACATACAACACAACACGCACATAGCACAGACAAAGGCTTGTCTATGCAATACACAAGGGTCTGCCAATGTATATTTGGCGACACATAGCAAAATATATAAATCAAAATAGCCTATATATAAGCCATTGACATTCGATTGACGGGTGGGGGGTCGCCTGAAGGACTTAGGAGTCCCTTAACCGAAAAAATTTGATGAATGTGGAACGACATAATATAAAAACTTAAATTATTTTTTCTATAAAAAACACTTTCCCCTATTAAAAATATTATTTTTTCCTAAAATATCCATCTGGGACTTAAAAATACTTTGGCTTAACTAAGCCCTTTAAATATAGGGACTGTCAGTATGCTTGACAAGAATTGAAATCTGTGCTATAATGCGTATATGAAGACTGAAAAACGCAAATGTTCTATCTGTGGTTCGAGGTCTGGATACGAAAACCCCATTGGGGTATGTTTCGAGTGTGAGAAAGACTTCTGCTACGAACACCTACACTGCCTACAATTTAAAGTAGGCATGAAAGTTCTTGAACCCTTAAGAGATGTTTGTGATGATTGTCAAAAGTTGTGGGGATATAGAATTTACTAGAACCCCCCCTGGAACGAATCCTCTCGTAGGAGAGAAACGTTTTAAATGCCTTTGAGGCAGTTATATGTATGGAAGATATTTTAAACGAACCTGAGGCCGTTTCTGAGGTCAAAGGAAAGAAGGGAGGTTTCAGAATTGGTGCTGGTCGTAAAGCTGGTTCCAAGAATCTGGTTTCAATAAAGAAAGCTATTTTAGAATACATGTCTCCCCAGGAACTTCAGAACCTGGTGAATAGACTCAAGAAATGGGCTAAGACCGATAAGAAAGTCGCTATGTTCTTAGCGGAACAAGTCTTCGGTAAAGCCAAGACCTCTGGCTCCGTACAAGTCGGTGGTGCGGTTATGCACATCGGGAAGATGTTAGACGAATTAGAATCCCAAAAATTCATTAAAATTCCTAAAGAAGAATATCATGTCGGAGACATTAGACCCGAGACTCCTGTCGAAGGAGTGGAGATTGAGAAATCTCTACCAAATCAAAGATAAGGAATCTTGTCGGGTCAAGTTTGTTCCTAATCGTGCTCAACAGCACTTCATGGAGAATCGACATTCTCGCAATATTTTACTTAAAGCACGGCAGCTCGGTTATACGACACTTGAAGCTATTGATTGCCTAGATGATGCTCTCTTTACCAAGAACTACTCAGCCCTAATGGTTAACTACGAAAAGGAACTAGCTGAGGATATTTTTAAAAATAAGATTTACTTCGCATGGGAAAACTTCCCTGAAGCTTTAAAGGCTCTTTACAAGGTAGACGCTGAACGAGCTAACCAGTTAGTCTTCGACTTTGGAGATAAAACATTTTCTACTATCGCTGTCAGAGCTTCTGGACGTTCTGGAACTCACAATCGAGTCCATGTTTCTGAATTAGGGAAGATGGCTAAGAAGTATCCCGACAAGGCTCGTGAAGTTCTTGAAGGAACTATTCCTTCTGTTCCTATGAGTGGTCGAGTAGATATTGAATCTACTGCTGAAGGTAATTATGGGATGTTATACGATATGTTCTGGGAAGCCTGGAATCGTCAGCGAGCCCCACATCCTACAGAATACAAAGCTTTTTTTTACAACTGGACTTGGGACGATGCAGAAATCGCCCAGATAAGAACCATCATCCCTGTAGGGGAAATGGACCAGTCTAAGATTTTTTTAGAATACCAAAAGAAACACGAACTCACCGACAAACAGATTACCTACTACTACCTTAAATGGTTGTCTTTAAAAAAGAATTGGAACGCCCTACATCAGGAATACCCCACTACCCCAGAAGAAGCCTTTGTGGGTTCGGGTCATTCGATGTTTGATGAGACAGTAATCACTAACTTACTGAAACGCTCTCATAGCGGATTAGTAGATGGTGATTGGATTTTTTACGAACCTTATATAGATAAATACCACTACGCCTTAGGAATCGATGTTGCGGAGGGCGTGGGACAAGATAGCTCAACGATTGTCGTTATATGCTTTTCAGAGAAACGAGCCAAGGTAGTCGCTGAGTATGCTTCAAATAAAATACCTCCTGATATTCTGGCTTATGAAGTTAAACGGGGAGCAGAGAGATACGGCAATGCGATTGTCGCAGTCGAAAGAAATAATCACGGTCATACGACCATTTCAACTTTAAAAGGAATGTATTCGAATCTTTATACTGAGGTCAAAGACGACCTAGTGGAAGATAAGATTACAACCAAGTATGGCTGGCTGACTACTGGAGCTTCAAAACCCAAAATGATGTTTGAACTCAAGGATGCAGTTGAAAACAATTTAATCGAAATACCTTCTAGGAATATCCTAGAAGAACTAAGAACTTACGATAAGGAAGATGTAAGTGTCACTCGTTTTGAACCCACCCAAACTAAACATTGGGACCGAGTAATGGCACTAGCTATCGCTTATCAGATGCGGTCATTCGCCTTTGATACGGAGATGGAAATCATTCCTTTCGCTAGGGAAACATATTAAATGGAAGATGAAATAGTCGAAAAGATAAGACTGATTGATGGAATAGAACAGGTTGAGTACTGTCCATCTCAAGATGGAAAATTAGTGTCATTTATTTTTCGTGCTAACGGAGATAAAAGATATGGAGGTTCTATTGGTGTACAAGATGGAAAATTAAACAAAGAAGATTTAGATGTATTTTTAAACGCAATTAAGGCCACTATAAATGGAAACAAAGAAAATTGAGTACCCAGAAATGGTTACCAAGTTTGTAAACTATATCAGTACTCACGCTCAGGGAACAATTAACCTGACAGATGAGGTATCTTACAATCAGAAAGATGTTATTAAAGATAACATTTTAGATAGGAATTTTAAATTCTCTGTACCTTTATATTCAGATGGAGATGAAAAGACCTACTTCTCGATACCTTACATTTTAGCAGATGCGGTTTATAGAAACACCGATTTAGATACTAAAGATATCCAGATTAAATCTGACAACCCAGCGGCGATTGATTGGATTCCCCTTATTCGTGGTGGAGTTAGAAACTACCTAAAGACTTCTCACTACGAGGATTTAATGAATGACATCCGTAAAGAACTGATTGATATGGGTCACGTCATCACCAAGGAAGTTGATGATGATACTAAGATTGTTAGCCTTTTAAATATTGTTCGCCCAGCAGATTCGATTGATATCCAAGATGGAGGATGTGCAGAAGCTGTGTATATGTCTTGGGAACAAATGCAATCCAACAAAGAAGCCTGGGGTGATTCTTGGAAAGAAGTTGTAAAACTAAAAGAGATAATGGATTCTGTCCAACGCAAGACCTTTAGGGTTTATGAGTTTTGGACTATAGATAAATTTAAAGTAGCGGGTGAAGAAAAAGAAACCAAGGGTTGTATCAAATTTTTAGACAATACCATGGTGGAAGCGGAAGTTCCGCAAGACCCAGCCAACTGGTTCCCCTATGTAGTATTGGAAAAATTCTCAACTCCTTATACCGAAACGATTAAGGGAGAACGATTAAAGAAACTTAAAAAAGCTGGATTGATTCGTGGTGTTGACCAACTACCGATTTATCCTTACGAAGAACAAGCCTTGATAAAAGTTCTAGGACGATGGATGGGTATGGGTTATTACGAACTACTCAGAAACGAAGGCAAGGCATTTAATAAGACGATGAACTCTAAACTCCGTTATGATGACCTTTTACATAAGGGAGTTACGGTTCACACAAAAGCTCCATTTGGTTCTAACCAAAAGGGTTCTGGACGAGGATTAGAAGCGGACATTATGAATCGCATCCAAACTGGAACTATGATTTCTATTAAAGCAGGAGAAAAGATAGAACGTTTAAATCTTGGAACTTTGACAGCGGACTTTTTAGCAACAGCAGAAAAATGGTTTGAACTGGCCAGACAAAAAGTTGGCATCTCTCAAACAGCTGTGGCTCAAGCCCTGCCAAGTTCTACTCCAGCTACCACTGCTGTCATTAACGAGAAGCAAGCTAAGAACGCATTTGATATTGTTAATGAACAGCAGGGAATATTTTTTGAAAGACTATTCTCTCGGTTCAAGATTAAGACAATTATCGAAGCCTTAACCCAAGAAGAGTGGACTAAGATTATAGGAGACCCCGATGAACTAGCTCGTATGGAAGAAGCCTTTGTTCAGAACCTAGTGAACTCAAAAGTTCAAGAAGCGGCTGACCTAGGTAAGTTTGTTCCAGAAGGTTCTTCAATGCCACCCGAAGAATTAGATAAGATTGGAATGGCAGTTAAAACAATGAGGGCAAGACAAGGTGGACAAAGACAAGCCCAGTTTAAAGAGTTTAAAGATGACTTGATTAAAAACTTCGACTTCTTTATTTCGTTCTACATTACTGATAACTCTTTTGATAAGAACGCAATTTTAAGAGCGATTCAAGAAGCTATCAACTCGGTGGTACAAAACCCAATGAGCGAACTAGATGCTGACAAACTAACCGAAGCTAAACTCGACTTAATGAATTTAGATATCTCTTCTTACAGAAAATCTCCAGAAAGAATAAGAGCAGAGAGAGAACAAGCTATTGCAGCGGCTCAAGGTGGAACAGCAGTTAATCCTGTTGAGTCGGCGGCAAAAACATTTGGTCAAAATAATACTCAGACAGCCTAATGGTTAAAAAAGAAATAGACAAAGTAAAACAAGCCGAACAATTTATGACGGCTTGGAGAAATTCAGATTTCTATGATTTTGTCATAGAAGTAATTGAAACTGAATTAAGGGCTGAACATTTAAATGTGGCGATGTTTAAATCTATGGATGAAGGAACTCCCCTTTCAAATGAAGAGGTTGGTCAAATGGCCAAGATAGAGTTTCAAGCCAATTTAAGAATACAAAATATCAAAGACGCTTTAGAATAGCAGGTGAGTGTAATGGCAGCACGGATGGCTCATAACCATCAAGAAGCAGTTCGACTCTGATACCCGCAACAAATCCTTTAATAAATTAACAAAAAAAAGCATGACGGATTTAAACCAAGATGAGGACATCGAAAAAGATGAACCCTTAGAAGGAGAATCTGATGACCTAAATTTTCTCGATGAGGAGAAAGAAACTCAGAAACCTCTAGAAGAACAAGATGCTACGGCACTTGAAATCTTCAACAAAAAAGTCGGGAAGAGTTATAAGTCGTGGGATGATGTCTCTAAAAGCGAAAAGCAAAGAGATATCGACTTCGCTAAGAAAGGAAATGAGAAACCATTAGTTGAAAAACCAATGTCTTCTGAAATTTCCGAAAGATTACTCAGAGTCGAACAACCAGAGTCTAAATTTATGATTGATGAAATCAAAAAAGACCACCCTGGAGAAGACCCTTATAAGTATTGGAATAGTTCCGAATACTATCGTAAGGAAGCTAAGGCGAGAGCTGAAGCTGAAGAGAACAAGAAAAGGATTGCAAATCCCTCAGGTAACTCGGAGGGACAACCAGTGAAAGACCCCATGAGCCAAAAGTTCATGAAGAACTTTCCTCCTGCTATTGAAAAAGCTATGAAACGCATGGCCAAGAGTTAATCTAAGAAATTAAAATAATTTAAATGGACTTCAAATTAAGAAATGGTGAACAAGTCCGAACTAATAAAGCTGTCAAAGCTTCCGCAACTGTTATTGAAGCTGGAGACCTTGTAACTTTATCTTCGGGTTTAATCATCAAAGCTGTTGCTGGTTCTACAGAGTTAGCCTATGCCCCTCATGGAGCGGCTGCTGGTGAAACTTTAGTGGACGTAACAGTTGGTGACGACTTTGAATTAGTCGGAACTTCCGATGCTGTTTTTGCAGTGACGGACAAAGGTGCAATCGTTGATATGGTTGTAACCGCAACCAAGCAATATATTGACAAGGGTGAATCTACAACCAATGTCTTTAAAATTGCTATCGACAAAGATGCTGGTATCGTTGGTTCAGCGGCTGGTGTTGTTGTTAAATTGTTAACACCTCTCTTCTAGGTAAATAGAAGCTAATTAAAAACTAAATTAAACTAATGAGCGATTACGCATATTCAGCGGTCAAAGGTGTCAAAGAATCCTTTGATTTAGCTAGTAAAGCTTCTATCCTCGAATATAAAGATTCAAGAATCTTTAATTTCGAGCAAACCCAAGAATGGACTGAAATTTTCAATTCCACAGAAGGTTTGACAGGAGCTAAAGAATTGGCAGATGCAGAAACTCCTCCTACTCTTTCTGAAGAGGAAGGATACCAAGTTTCTCTGTCAAACAAAAGATTCGGTGGAGCTATTGAAATCACCGAGACCGACAAAATGAAAGCGGGAGATAGCACAACTATGATTGATAAATTCCTCGAAAGACAAAGAAATGACCTGATTCAAGACAACAGGAATCTTTTCTTGAGGAAACTGCAAACCAGAATTTCTTGTTAGCAGCAGTGATATAAGGAGTTTCGATAAGAGTATATTCACCCTCATAGATGTTTATATCAGCAACAGAGGTAGGAGTCATTCCGTGCATACCAAAAAGCTTTTTGGCTTCTCGGGCGGCATCAGAACCTTTCTTCACGATAATCGTGTCGAAAGTGATAGGAAGAGGTTTTCCGTTAGCATCAACAAATGCACCACCGTAATCTTCCAAATCGTCAATAGCGTCTTGTCCGAAGACAGCCGTTCCTGAGTTAACGAAAGTATTTCCTGTTGATTTATAGACGTGAGTACCGCAAAGGGCAATACCGTCTGGGGCTAGGTAATAAGTTCCAGCAAAAGCATCATTGAGCATCAAAAAGATGTTCGTCAAGAAAAGATTCCTTTGTATGTTGGTATTTCAAAAATGCCTTCTATGAATGAACCGATTGTTCAGAATAACGAAGCTGTTCGCAGCAACGTTACTGGATATTGGAAACAAGGTATCCGTTGTTTGCCTTTGGGCTTCTACGGTTCCCAGGGTTCTGCCTAATTTAGACTTATCTAAGTCAAAACTTTGGGTAGTGGGAGGGATTTATTTCCCTCCCCATCCCATACTACCTTGGCGTAATTCCAAGGTCTAGAAAAATATTATTATGTATACAAAAAAAATGATAACTACTGGTGGTAGTTATTGGGTAAAAAAATCTGATGGAACATTAGTTGAGGTTATAGATGAAAATGGATACTGGGTTGGACCAGACATTACCTCTACTTCCCCATCTTCTTCTGGAAGCTCTTCAGTTTCTACATCTGCTTCTGAAAGCCCATCAAGTTCAGTATCAAGTTCTTCGAGCGGTTCGGTATCTAGTTCAGTTTCTTCTAGCCCTTCAGCTAGTTAATTAATAATCTAAATTATTATGACCCACAAATATAAGGTGGTAGCTGATAGTTATTGGGTAGAAGAACCGAACTCAAGAAAGATGAGAAAAGTAATTGATGAAAATGCACGTTGGTGTGGACGTAGAATAGTTTCTACCTCCGTCAGTTCATCTGCTTCAGAGTCTATTTCTACTTCGAGTTCTATATCAGAATCTCGCAGTTCTTCAGTTTCTACCTCGGCCTCAAGTTCTCTATCAAGAAGTTCTTCGATTTCAACAAGTGCATCTGGTTCTATTTCGAGTTCAGTCTCGAGTAGCATCTCTGCATCTGTATCTCCAAGTACTTCAGTATCGAGTTCAAGAAGTTCTTCGGTATCTGCTTCATCTTCGATATCAGATTCTGGGAGTTCTTCTCCGAGTTCTTCGGTATCAAGTTCTCCTTCAGCTAGTTAAACACTTATTCGGTTCGTTAATTTTTAGCGAATCGGACTAAATGCCTAATATGAAAATAAAGGACAGAATAGTTATTCTCAACATCCTACCTCAACAGGGTAATTTTACTACTCTAACAGTCAAACACGACTTAGTAGAAAAGATTAAAATCACTCAAGAAGAAATTAAAGACCTTGAGATGGGTGAGGAAAGTGGAATGATTAAATGGAATGTGGATAAAGACATAGACAAAGAATTTGACCTGACTGATTTAGAAAAGAAACTCATCAAAGATACACTGAAAGAACTGGATGAAAAGAAACAACTCAATGACGATACATTTAATTTACTAAAACTATTCTAATGCAATTCTTTAAGTACAATGGTCAATGGTTGACCACTGACCAAATGAGAAAAGTGCGTGAAAGACTTACCAAGGAAGCAGAGAGGTTTTGTCCATATTGTGTTTCAGCTGCCATGAGGCATCTGAAAGATTGTCCAACAAAACTTCCAGACTTCAACGTAGAAACTACGCACAAATTAACAGAAGAGGAAAGAGAAGAAATAATAAAAAAAAGAAACTCTTAAAAGTAAACTAATTAAATAATAATAAACAATGAAAAACGTGAGACAGTTGGTTCCTCTAAATGAGGTAACATCAACAACCGTATCTGGTCCGATAAATATCAGATATGCAAAAAAGGCTACTTTTTTATTCGAAAGGTCTAGCCATGTAAGTGGAAGTTCTATTTTCAGTGTCCAGGCTTCTGTGGCTGGAAAAGAAGGAAGTGATTTTGTTCCTAATGTGAACATGATTTCTAATGATGTCAATAATCATTCCCAAACAATCGAAAGAACCATTAACCCAGATTTAGTGGCTGACGGAAAGAAAGTTCTAGCACTAGACTTGGAAAACTTCTCCTATGATTACATCCAAGTAAAAGTTACTATGACTGGTTCGGGGAAATCGACCTGTAAGATGATTGTTTTAGAGTAATTTCTTAAAAAGAATAACATGACGCTTGCAGAAATTCGGGCTAAGGCTCGAAAGTATACACGCACAACTGCTGCTAATTATATTGATGCAGACTTAGACACGGATATCAATCTTGCCTATGGAGAAGTCTGGATGATGATTCTTGAAGCTGAAGGGTTTAAAAATATGGGTGGAGACTTTAAAGTTCTCGACCTTGAAAATACTACAGGTTTAGACCCTCAAGACCTTGGTTATTATGGAGAGTATCCATTTCCATCCATTGCTCTTGACTTAGAAGAAGTTTATCTTAAGTATGATTCAGCCGATGATTATGTCAAAGCTGATATCGTAGACAAAAGTGAAATAAGTTCAGAAATGTTCAATGATAATGGGATTTATAGTAAATATTCTCCCAGGGTTTTTGTGTACCGTGATTCTTTCTTTATCCGACCATTGCTTACTGACACTACTGTCGTAGATGGGATAAAACTTCTAATCCAGCAAAGACAAAAGATTATCGTTGCTAGTTTAAGTGTTGACCCAGCTGTGGCTGCCAATCAAGTCTTAACTCCAGAATTTGAATCTAACTTCCATAACCTTATTGCTTTAAAGGTTGCTCAAGATTATTACCTTGTCTATCCAGATAAATATAATCCTCGTATCGACAAGAAAACCCAAGAACTAGAATCTCAAATCATATCTTTCTACCAAGACAGACATCCTGTGACTAAAAGGATTAGAGCAAACATTTATGATAGGGGATTAAGGAATTGGTAACATTGACAAGTGGTCAAAATCATTAGCTCTTTAAAACCAGTGTCTAGTCAAGTCAAGTAAAAGTTATGTCAAAAGTTTCAAGTCCAAAAATGCCTTACGATATTACAAATTGTAAGGAAACAAAATTGGGGTTTAGCCCAATAAAATCACAGTTAAATTTCTTGAAAGGCAAAGTTTTAACAGTTATTGACGCCTCAATCCAAGATGAAATCCAAAGAAAAGCAATCAAGGATTTAATCCATAACGCTTTTGAAGAACAAATTGACTGGATTTATCAATTATGCGGATTGCCATCTACTCCTGATACTATGGATATTAGCGAAGAAAAAAACTACGAACAAAAAATAATAGGATAATTAAAACTTCCTAGACACTGATTTTAGAAAACTATAAAAAATAAAAAAAATATGCGACTTTCGGTAATTATTCCAAGCTATAAAGATGAATTATTGAGAAAGACTGTAGATAGTTTATTGGAAAATTCAGGGATTGGTAGTGAATTGGAAATTATAGTTGTGATGGACGGCTGGTGGATTAACCCACCCTTAAAACCCGACAAACGAGTTAAGATTATCCATCTTACGGCTAATCGTGGTATGAGAGGAGCTATCAACGCTGGGGTGTCTATCGCACAAGGTGAATACATTATGCGGATGGACGAACACCAAATGGTTGGTCCAGATTACGATAGAATCCTCATTGATACTTGGGAAAAACACGGAATAGCAGATAATTGCATTGTAACTCCCAGAAGATACCAATTGGACACCGAACAATGGAAGATAATGGATATTCCACCCATAGACTACGACAGAATGATTATCCAGGAATCTCGTCAGAAGTTTAGTGGATTAGAAAGTCGTGGAACAGCCAAGACTCGTGCCAATATAATGATAGATGAAACCTTTGGTATGCAGGGTTCTTGCTGGATAATGAAAAAATCTCATTGGGATAAAGTAATAGTGGAACTTGACGATGTGAACTATGGACCCTTATACACTGACTCAATAGAGATGCTCTTTAAAACTTGGAAGGTTGGAGGAAAGTTGATGGTTAATAAAAATACCTGGCACGCCCATCGTCATAGAGACTTTAAACGCAGTCATAATGATGGAAGTCCAGAAAATCCATCTCGCAAGGAAGAGGCATTTGCTTACTCCCTCAAAACTTGGGGCAGCTACTTTCACGAGATAGATGGTAAGAAAATAAATGTATGGCCTCCGATATCACAATAATTCTGTTGACTAATAATCGTCTACCAATCGCCTGGCAGAAATTTCATAAAGAACAATTACTGAAATCTGCTGGAGACATACCTATTATATCAGTCTCTCAAAAAACAATGGACTTGGGAACTAACCTAATCCAAGACCAACCACCTTCAAAACCAAATATCTTTTATCAGTTAATGAGAGGGATGAGATTAGTTAAGACGAAGTATGTAGCAGTTTGTGAGGATGACACGCTATACAGCCCAGACCACTTTACTTTTCGCCCTCCAGAAGATTCTTTCGCATATAATAAACACCGTTGGAGTTTATATTCCTGGAATCCAATATATCATTTAAAAAATTGGATTAAGACTGGAGCAGTTCTGATTGCTCCCACAAAGTTAGCTTTAACCTTACTATCAGAACGCTTTACAAAATATCCAATGGGTGGAGAGATGCCACTAGGGATGTGTGGAGAACTAGGAGTCTACGAGAAAGAATTAGGACTGGAAGTAAGAAAAGTTATTACCTTTAGTTCACAAAACCCAGTTATCCAATTAGACACAGACTACTTTACAAAAATAAACGAAACCAAGGAGACTGTCGAAAGACGACATAAAAAATCTCTTGGAGAAATAAAAGCTCTATCGGTTCCATACTGGGGTGAAAGTAAAAATTTAGTTAGATATTTCAATGAGGAATGAATATAAAAATTTCAGACCAGAGTTTGCCTCTCACTATCCAATTTTAGTAAAAGCAATCCAGTCTACTACTGGACCAGTAATGGAGCTGGGGACAGGTATGTTCTCAACTCCACTTCTTCACTGGTTATGTTTAGGGAGAAAGTTAGTCAGTTGCGAGAGTCATCCCGAGTACATAGAATTTGCCAAACAATACGAAACATTATTTCATAAAGTTATTAAAATTGATAACTGGCTGAAATTACAACTAGAAAAATATAGTGTAGTTTTTATAGACCACACTCCCACACCCAGGAAACGAGGAGATGACGCAATAAGATTCACAGACGCAGAACTAGTAGTCCTACACGATACAGGAAGACATGAAAGTAAATATGGATACGAAAAAGTCTTTCCACTTTTTAAATACAAATACGAAAAAAACAACACTACGGTTTTAAGTAATTCTATCGATGTAAGTAAATGGATAATATAAAAGAAGCAGAAAAAACAGGATACGAACCACTTACTGAAGGATGGAACCTAGACTTCGGATGGTCAACCCATCTTCCAATGTTAATTAAAACAGTCTTACATTCAGATAAACCAGTTATAGAATTTGGTGCGGGGATTTATTCAACTCCCATACTACATTGGTTGTGTGAAGAAAGAGGAATTGAACTTATCACTTATGAGAATGACCCGATATGCTATAACTTCTGCAAAGACTATGCTTCTAAAAACCACAAAGTTATTTTTATAAAAGATTGGGATGAAATCCCACTCGATAAACAATACGGAGTTGTCCTAATAGACCATGTTCCCTTAAAAAGACGAGGTGTGGATGCAATTAAGTTTAAGGACAATGCTGATTATATCGTTCTCCATGATACGGGTATTCCTCGTAAGTTCGGATATCACAAAGTATGGGAACATTTTAAATACAGACACGATTGGAAAAAGTTTCATCCATTTACTTCAGTTGTAAGTAATAAAAACTTAGACTTCTTAAAATGAGTGAAACAACGATAATATATTTAACCCAAAACTTACTTACAGATGGGTGGATGGATTATCAGAAAAAAGTTCTTTTAGATTCTATTAGTGAGGATACTCCAATTATAGTTATTTCAAGAAAACCAACAATCGTCAGAAATAAAAATGATATAAATATAATTCAAACAGAACCATCAAGTGCGTCAAATGTTTATTGGCAAATGCTTAAGGCGGTTAAATTAGCAAAGACAAAATACATTGCAGTCGCAGAAGACGACACGCTTTATTTCAGAGACCACTTCAATTTTATTCCCAAGAGAGAGGACACATTTTATTATAACTGTAGTCGATGGTCATTATTTTCCTGGTCTCCAATATACTCCTGGAGAGATAGAAAAACAAATTGTTGCTTAGTGGCTAACCGAGAATTAGTTCTTGAAGCACTAGAAGAAAGATTCGCTAAATATCCCAATGGTACTCCTCCAAACGCAACGGGAGAACTTGGTAGGTCAAGAACAGATAGATTACTCGGACTTACTAAAAGAAAAGAAGCATATTTTTATACTAATAATCCCATCATTCAGATTGACCATGAATTTGGTTTAGACGATAGGGCTAAAAGACATCGTAAGAACTGGGGAAGTTTGAGAGCGTATTCAATCCCAACATGGGGACCAGGTAGTGAAATTTTAAAACATTTTAATTAAATGGAAAAAGAATTTACGAAATATTCTACGCATCACGATTACCATTGGAAAATGTATCAGGATTTTAATACGAAGTACCATCGCCACGCTGACCGAGTTAAAGAATGGATTAAAGAAGAATCAGTTTTAGATATAGGTTGTGGAGACGGAAAGATAACTTCTATGTTAAACGCCACGGGGATTGATAACGATGCAGAGGGAATTAAATTAGCTCAGGAACATGGGGTCAACGCTTTCCTAGGAGATGCCTATAAACTTCCTTTCGGAGCAGAAACATTTGAATCAGTTTTCATTGGAGATGTTTTGGAACACATGGAACGACCTTTACAAATACTTAAAGAAGCTTACAGGGTTTGCCGAAAATACTTATATGTCGCAGTTCCTATTCCAGGGATGCAAAAAGACCCGTTTCATATAAACGAGCCTAATGCACAAGAACTTAAACTTTTAGTTGAAACTGCTGGATTTAAACTTGAAGGAGAAATTTTAGAAGTCAGACAGGATAAGAGGTATTATGCAAAATTTCTCAAGATTTAAAAAACCAGATAATCGTTTTCTACCACGTCACCTTTAGAAAGTATCCAAGTATGGTCTTTTCCATCTCTAAAGATATGAAGGAAATCTCCTTCAAAATGTCCGTACTCTGACTCTGGCCAAGCCTCACGCTGTATTCTTTTATTAGAAACCGCTTCTTGGATAGCCTCTCCAAATGTTAGTAGTTTTTCTACCTCTTCAACTGGCAGGGGTGAAGAAGATACTTCTGCTTCTTGCATAGTTTTTATTTTAAATAATTAATTACAAAACTTCCAGTCTGCGGCTCCACCCAAATTCCGACCCACGCATGAACTACATTGTCCTGTTTAGCTGTTTTTGGGCTCTCGCCAATTTCTATCTCAGATTGTATCCCATATTTAGAAAGTTCTCTCACCAAATCTTCAGAAAAATTTTTACAGACATAGTTATCCGTATATTTCCTATTAGCTATCTTCCTAATGGAATATTCAAGTGGTATGTATTTACCCAAGAAAAATAGTTGAGTAATTACCAATATCAACAAAATACCCGAAATTATTTTATACATATAACTAATTATATCACAGATTTTAATTTATGTCAAGGAAAAAATACACATTGAGTATTATCATCGCATCGAGAAATGAAGAATTTTTAGCAAAAACTGTTGAAAATATAATAGAAAATAAGAATGATGATACCGAAATTATAGTTGGATTGGATGAGAAATGGGCTAAGCCACCATTAGTAGACCACCCAGATGTCACGATTTATTATGTACCAGTATCATTGGGTCAAAGAGCTATGTGTAATCAGTTGTGTCGACTTTCTAAAGCCAAGTATATTATGAAGCTTGATGGTCATTGCACGGTTGATAAAGATTTTGATAAGAAAATGATAGAGGGGTTCAAGGAGACTGGCGACAATGTGATTGCAATTCCAAGTATGTATAATCTACACGCATTTTCATGGAAATGCAAGAAGTGTGGAATGAAATGGTACCAGGGACCGACACCTACTCATTGTATGAGCGGAGAACATGTCGAGAACCCTAACTGTGATAACACAAGACACTTTGAAAAGAAAATAGTTTTTAAACCCAGATGGAATAGAAGAACAGAATTTTGGAATTTTGATAATGATTTGCATTTTCAATACGACAATGGAAGAAAAAAAAGACCAGAATCACAAGGTCAGATAGTAGATACTATGAGTTGTATTGGAGCTTGTTGGATGGTTACCCGTGATAAATATTGGGAACTTAATTTAAATGATGAAACGTTTGGTTCATGGGGGCAGATGGGCACAGAATTAAGTTGTAAAATACACTTAACTGGAGGAAGAATGGTTGTTAATAAAAATACATATTTTTCGCATCTTTTTAGAACACAAAAAGACTTCGGATTTCCCTACCCTCAAAGTAATACGCAAGTTAATAACGCAAGAGAAAAGAGTAAGGAGTTATTTATATATAAAGGATTTAAAGGACAGATTTATCCAATTTCCTGGATGATAGAAAAATATTGGCCAGTTAGTAATTGGACTCAAAAAGATTTAGACGAGATTAAGAAAGTTGAATTTAAACCTTAAATTTATCTGGAGAAAGATTATGAACTCGTCTATATTTTTCTCTAGCAAAGGTTGCATCACAAATCTTACACGGTCTTTTCCCAAATTTGTTTTTAGTAGATGGAAGTGGATGTCCATTCTTACAATGAGTTTTCCTGGCATTAATGGAACTTACTGAATTTCCCCTAAGCATATTAAATCTATGAGATACAAGTCTCAAATGTGATGGATTAACACACGCCTTATTCTCGCATATATGGTCAAGTATGGGAATATCCCTATTAGCAACTTTAGGATTAGGTATTGGTCCATATATCCACGCATACATAATTCTATAAACTAACGCTTTCGGACCACGAAATCTGACACGACCATATCCCTGCCCATTCTTATTACCAATCCAATTCCAACAACTATCCGTAATTTCTATTTTAGAAAATATACGTTCAAGGATTCCATTATCTAAATTTTCCACAACTAACATATCCATACTCTAATTATATCACAATTTTAAATAAAAGTCAACATTAAAGAATTAGAATAATAAATTTATAAATATATGACAGATACAGGAGCAATATCACCAGGAACAGTAATAGATGGTTTTAACGTACAGTTAATTACAAGTGCTGATGATGGTTATGGACAAACTGGTGGTGGATATGGATTATATTCAGGAAGTTATACTGTTGTTGGTCAATCATTTGCTGGAAATGGTTCTGTATTAGATAGCGTTAAATTTCTTTTGAATAAGTCTGGTTCTCCAACAGGAAACGCAGTCGCTAAAATTTATACTCATTCTGGTACTTTTGGAACTAATTCACTTCCAACAGGTTCTCCATTAGCTACTTCTGATAATCTTGACGTTACTACTCTTAGTACTTCTCGTTTACTTAAAACATTAACCTTTTCTGGAACAAATAAAATACTTCTTAGTTCAGGAACTAATTATATTGTCGTTTTTGAATTTTCTGGAGGAGATTCTTCAAATTATGTAAAAATAACCGAGAATTTTGATGGTTCTTGGAGTGGAAATATCTGTTATTACGGAGGTTCTTGGAGTTCTAGTTATTTAGAAGATTTAATTTTCTATATATATGGTGGAATCGGAACCGTAGCGTGGACTAACCCCGATAACGCTAAGGTGAGTGATAATGTGTATGCGACAGCAAGTGGTGCTAAACCGTGGACTTCTCATTATCTCAAAGCAACCAATTTTGGTTTTTCTATTCCAAGTGGTGCAATAATAAATGGTATTTTAGTTGAGATAGAGGAAAAAGGGTCCACCCCGAGTCCGGCTCACGAAAGTGCAATAAAAATAGTAAAAGCAGACGGAACAATCGGGACAACAAATAAATCAACAGGAGCAACTTTACCAAGTTCTGATACTTATATTTCTTACGGTTCTGACTCTGATTTATGGGATGAAACTTGGGATGATACTAAAATAAATGACATAGATTTTGGAGTTGTTTTTTCCATTGCTGGTAATGGTGGAACTGGTGGGTATGTTGACCACATCCGCATCACGGTTTATTACACGGAAACAGGTTCAACTTCAACCTCCATCTCTAGTTCTATATCTAGTTCCATTTCAACATCGGTTAGCAGTTCTCTAAGCTCTAGTATCTCAGCCTCTCCTTCTGCAGGATATCAAGACTACACTAAAGGAGATTATGTTTCCCTACCCTCTAATAATACAGACCTAACCAACATTTTTACTGAGCAAGAAATAACCGATGTAGCGACTAAAGATAATGTAAGAGTTTCTCAAGATGGAACAGGATATGTTTTACATCAATTCAAAGACTTTGTGGGAAACGCCTTAAATATAACTCTGGAATGGGAAGGACAAACCAATGAGGATTGTTCATTATCTCCAGTTCTTTTACAGATATATAACCAGATTACTACCAACTGGGATACGGTTGATACGGACAGCTCTAGTCCAGCTGATACCGACTTTACTTTAACTGGAACTGTTAATTCGACAAACTATCAAGACGCAAGTTCTGTTATAAGTTGTCGGGTTTATCAGCAACTTGTCTAATAATTTAAATTAAAATATTTTGAGTGATTGCAAGGTAACTTGTCCAAAGTGCGGAAAAGAAAGGGTTGTTTCTCGTGCTATGGTAAATCTTATCAAAAGGGAAGGAACTACCCTCGGAATGAGATTGCAACACTATAATTGGTCATTAAATAAAGCTTTAACTTATTAATATATGGACACAAAAATTTCAGCCTTAACCGCCGCTACCGCAGCCGCAGGTGCAAATGAGATACCTATTAACGAAGCGGGAGTAAATAAAAAGATAACCGTAGCTCAAATAGCAACTAAAGTTCTTACTCCTGTGGCTAATTTTGTCTTGACTCAAAACTCGGTAGCCGCTTTAACTTCGGAAGAAACTGGAGCGATAGTCAATACGCTTTACTTAAAAACAGGCAACGTCGGCATCGGGACGATAGCGCCAGCAGAAAAATTAGTCGTATTTGAAAATGGAACACGCGGTGTAGTTCAAATTGGAGGTTATGGAGCCGTGGGAACTATTTATTCAGCAGGTGATGTAGTTTTAGGAAAAAATGTAAAACCAACAGAGGGCGCTGTTAGCGGTATGCAATATATGGTTACGGGGACTGCGGGAGGCACTGCGATAAGGATGGGCGCTACCAGTGGCATACAATTTCATATTTTAGCGGGTTCAGTGACGGCGGGAGATGCGTTTACAAGTGAGGTTATGAGAATCACAAGCGCAGGCAACGTCGGCATCGGGACGACGGCGCCGGGGGCGAAATTGGATTTGCCAGCATCAACAGCCACAGCAGGAACAGCATCGTTAAAAATAAACGCAGGTGTAGGTTTAACAGTCCCCGTCGCTGGATGTATGTTCTTCGATGGAACTGATTTATTTATAGATGTTTAATTATTTAATAAAAAAATATGGAATTAACAGACCAAGTAGTAACAAAAAAAGACGACAACACGCTAAACGTGGTGAAATCTGTTCCCGTAAGTTTTGATTTTACGCCCGAATATCTGAAACAGCAAATAATCAACATTCAAACACAAAAAGAAAAAGACAACGCTCAGAGAGATTTAGAAATTGCAGAATGTGAAGCTTATTTAGTGGAATGTATTAAACTTGAAGTGGTGGAAAAACCAATAGAAGAAGTCGCTCCAATAGAAGCACCTTCAGAAGAAATTAAACCTTAATATAAATCTATGGCAACTAGATACAAATTACCTAAAATACCAGTAGACGCTTCAATCGCTATCACAGCGGCTAAGACTCTTACTGTTCCTTTAGACGCTTCTGTTAGTGGTTCTAATACAGGCGACCAAACTCTCCCCGTCAAAGCCACAGGAGCAGAAGTAAACACAGGAACAGATGATGCGAAGTTTGCTACGGCTAAAGCGATAGCGGATAGTTATTTATACGCACCAGGAATTGTCCAAATGTTTGGAGGTTCTACCGCCCCTACTGGTTATCTGATTTGTGATGGGTCTGCTGTTTCAAGAACTACTTACGCTAATTTATTTGCAGTTATATCTACAACTTTTGGTGTTGGAGATAATTCTACTACATTTAACATACCTGATTTCCGTGGTATTTTTCCCAAAGGGGCTGGAACGACTAACCGTGCAGTTGGAAAAGATGCTAGTGGAAATTTCTTTGCTGGTATTTTGGGAACTTATTTGACTGATAAAATGCAAGGTCATTGGCACTCAAAATGGTATCGTGGACTAATGACATCAGCAGCTGGAACCACTGAATCTTATGATGCTGGAAATAGAGCTGCAGTGGTAGCTCAAAATGCTAGTGCTTATGATGATTATGTGCGTCAACCAATTTCCGATGGTACAAATGGGACACCTAGAACAGGTCACACAACAGAACCTCAAAGTTTGGGTATAACATTTATTATAAAAACCTAACTACCCACAACCTGAATATCTTAATTAATAATAAAACACGATTTTGAGCAAAGATAAAAAAGACCAATTTACTCCATTGCAAAGTTAAAACAATAATAAATGCCTTCCTATATCCTACAAGAAGATAAAAAATAGTTAAATGAATGGCCTCATATATACTACAAGAAGATGGATTCAAAATACTGCTTGAAGATGGAAGTGGTAGTCTCTTGTTGGAACCAGTTTCTTCTCCAAGTTCTTCTATATCAGTCTCTATATCCTCTAGCCCTAGCATATCTACTAGTATTTCTGCAAGTCCTTCTCCCTCTACAAGTATAAGCAGTTCTCCCAGTATTTCTACAAGTATCAGTAGCTCTTTGTCAACTTCAATAAGCACTTCTCCTTCGATATCTACTTCTATATCGAGCAGCATATCCGCAAGTCCTTCGATTAGTACCTCTATTTCAGAATCTCCGAGTATTAGCACATCTATTTCCACTTCTCCAAGTTCTAGTATTTCTACTTCCCTAAGTTCGTCTGTATCCTCCTCTCCGTCTATATCCTCTAGTATCTCATCTTCTCCGAGCCCAACGGGAAGTAGTATTTCTACATCACCATCATCGAGTATCTCTAGTTCAGTTTCTACTAGTATCTCTAGCAGTATTTCACAGAGTCCTTCGATTTCAACAAGTATTTCTAGCTCTATTTCAAGCTCTGTATCTACGTCAATTTCTAGTTCTCCATCCATATCTATTAGTGCGAGTCCTAGTATTTCTACATCTATAAGTTCTTCGATAAGTTCATCGATAAGTAGTTCGGTTTCTGCATCACCTTCCACTTCTATCTCTTCATCCCCATCGCCAAGCACTTCGATATCTGTATCTCCGTCTTCTAGTATCTCTACGAGTATATCGTCTTCTATATCGACTTCGGTTAGTGCTAGTCCGTCAATCTCGACATCTATATCATCCAGTCCGTCTATAAGTACGTCTATATCAACTTCTGTCTCTACATCTCCGAGTACTTCTATTTCAACATCTTTATCAAGTTCTGTTTCGTCTTCTCCATCAATTAGTACCTCTCTTTCTAGTTCGGTATCCTCAAGTCCTTCAATATCAATCAGTTCATCTCCATCTTCTTCAATCTCATCTTCACCGTCTCCCAGTACATCAATATCAGCCTCACCCTCAACTAGTCCATCGACAAGCATCTCTGCCTCACCGTCTATTTCCATAAGTGCTTCTCCAAGTATTTCTACTTCTATTAGTAGTTCTATCAGTTCTAGTATTTCGACATCTGTTTCATCTTCGCCATCTATTTCAATATCATCTAGCCCCAGTATATCCACTTCTATTAGTTCCAGTATTTCGGAATCTCCTAGCATATCAATATCGAGTTCAATATCTTCAAGTATATCCGCAAGCCCTTCTGTTAGTTCTAGCCCAAGTAGTTCAATATCAAGTTCTATTTCTAGTTCTATTTCTGCTAGTCCCTCAGCACCTATTACACTTATTTTACAAACAGATTACTGGAATGTAATCATAATAGATACTTACTCACCTTCAGCGTCTATCTCAACTTCTCCGAGTATATCTATATCTGCTTCGCCTTCAGTATCTATTTCTAGTAGTGTTTCAACATCTCTTTCTTCTTCGATTTCAAGTTCTATTAGTTCTTCGCCATCTATTAGTTCGTCTATCAGTTCATCTCCCTCGATTTCCACATCCATATCCAGTTCAAAAAGTTCTTCACCGAGTAGTTCAGTCTCTAGTAGCATTTCAACTTCAATATCCGCATCCCCGAGTATTTCTACAAGCATATCAGTAAGTCCTAGTAGTTCTATATCTTCTTCTATCTCAAGTAGTCCTTCGATTTCTTCAAGTATCTCGACTTCCATTTCCACATCTCCGAGTATCTCGATATCTAGTTCTTTGTCTTCTTCTGTTTCAAGTTCACCATCGCCAAGTACCTCAATTTCTTCAAGTATCTCGAAATCACCAAGTCTAAGCCCATCTATTTCAGTAAGTTCAAGCCCATCATTATCACCATCTCTTTCGATAAGCACCTCAATTTCAACAAGTCCGTCTTCGTCAATTTCTTTTTCAATTAGTTCTAGTATATCTAGTTCTCCATCTATATCCACCAGTATTTCCAGTTCTATCAGTTCTTCAATAAGCGTTTCCCCATCAAGTTCAATATCCTCATCAATATCAGCCAGTCCCTCTCCTAGTTCTTCAATTTCCTCCTCTCCAAGTACCTCACCAAGTACGAGTATTTCCAGTAGTCCCTCCACTTCAATATCTTCCTCTCCCTCACCGACAGCTGAAGACCACATTTTTAACTACGAAAAACCAAACCAACCCCATTACGTTAATCACGGTAAACCCAATCAACCAATTTATATCTACCTTAATAAACCAGGACAACCTGTTTACACTAACCACGCTAAACCAACTATCGTAATTTACATCAACCACACCAAACCTAATCAACCAACTTATAGGAATATTAAACGCCCAATATAATGAAACTATACGGAAATTTTTTCAAAGGCATCGGATTGTCACGCAGAGTGCAATCAGGCTTCGATGACCTTACAAATTGTGATGTCTGGTCAGAACTCGGTGCTTTGAAGTGCCAAAAAGCTTTAACTAAAAAATCAGGTTCAGTTATTACTGCTGGATGTTATCGAGCTGTCGCTCCAGATGGAACGACTTACTTTTTCTCTAAAACTGATGGAATGATTTGGAAACGTTCCGTAGCTGGAGTTTATTCCTATGTGCGTGTAAACGCTGTGGGTTCTTCAAGTTCTTCACTATCTTCCTCACCATCGGCGACCCGTTCTGCATCTTCTAGTATTTCTATAAGTTCTTCTCCATCCACATCAGTTTCTTCATCTCTATCAGTGTCCGCCTCAGTTTCAACTTCAGGGTCTACCTCAATTTCTAGTTCCATTTCAGCTTCAATTTCTCCCTCACCATCAAGTGGTGGGGATACAGGTGGTCATAAAGGAGCTAATTATTACAATGGATGTATTTTTTATACTACCGATACCTATTTAGGAAGATATACTATCGCTACAGATTCTTGGAATGATTTCTTCCAACTCTTAACTCCAGGAGTGCCTCACGCTATCGAACAGTTTGACTTAATGATGTATATTACTAATTCTAAAGACATTGCTCAGTTAGACGATGCTGGAGTATTTTCTTCTTCTGGTTTAGACTTACCAACTGAACATCGAACTACCGCCTTAATTCCATACGGAGATGACCTTTTAACATTGTCTAATCCTGGAGATTATATTAACGACTCAGCTATCTACCGATGGAACACCTATGCAGATTCTTGGACTGTTAAAGACGCTATTAAAGGAACGGACGCTTATGCCTTCTTAGACGCTGATAATAATGTATTTGTTATCTGTCTAAGTGGAGCTATTTATTATTACAATGGTTCTAAATTGGATATTTTCTCTTACATTCGTAATCCATATCCAACCGAAGGACATCAACTTACTACTAACTTCCAAGGAGTACCTCTGGTAGCCAATGGTGGAAAGATTTATTCTCTCTACAGAAAGACTCGTGATTTAGACGTAGCTTTAGTGGGAGAATACACTTGTTCTGCTGGTGAAAGTGCTACTATCGAATCTATTGTAGCTTGTGGCGAACAACTCCTGGTAAACTGGACTAATAATGGAGATGCTGGAGTAGATGAGATTGATACTAATTATTTTGCTAACGCCAGAGTTATTACTCCGAGATTTGAAAGAGGTTCTGTGGTTAAGGTTGATTACGAAGATTTAAATGGTGCTGAAATTGGAATTTACTCTCGTAAAGATAAGGAATCCAATTGGACTTCACACGAAACTTTAGATGACACGGATAAACATTATGTTCGCACAGTTGATGATATGATTCACGAATCAGGTGGACAAGTCCTCGTTACGATTACTCCTTCCGGAACAGAGTCTCCGATTATTAATGATATAAAAATAGAATGACAGATTTAGACATTAATCAAAAATCTACCAATACTGGCGATACGTTGGGTTCAACAAGCTCAGAAGCATCAGATGTCAAGATTCTGAAGGTTGGAGCTGGGTCTACGGTATTCTACACCGACAAAGAAGGTTCTCGTTGGGGTTCGATTAAATTTGAAGATGCTAATGCTTTTATTAAAACAGACGGTTCTTTTAAGTTTAAAGCTGCTGATGGTTCAATAATAATGGACTCTCTGGGAGATGGTGGGAACTTTCTCAATGTCATCAATTCTGCTTTAAACACTTCTTCTAAAAAGATTCTTACTGATTTTACTTTTGAATCTACTGACTACTCGGGAGCCTTCAAAGCTGGTAATCCCACTTGGGATGAAAATACTGGTTTAATCACTGGTGGTTCAGGAGTCTTAATTAACGCTGCTGGAATCCTGGGGGCTAACGCTGGTGTAGCTACCTTTACTTTAGACGCTGCTACTGGTAATGCAACTTTCGCAGGAACTCTTGCGGCTGCTACAGGAACGATTGGAGCTATTACTTTAGCTTCGGGAGGAAACATTAAAGCTGGTAAAACTGCCTATACCGATGACACTAACGCTGGATTCTGGTTGGGATTAGTTACTGGAGTGGCTAAATTTAATTTAGGTGCTTCGGCAACCAAATATTTTCATTATGATGGTACGGATTTTACCTTAACTGGTGGAGATGTTCAAACTAATGTATCTGGATACCGACTAAAAATGAATTCTGCTACTAATAAATTTGAGTGTTTAAACAATGATACTGTTTTGGGATATTTTACTACCAGTGCGGATGGCAATGTGATTATAGCGGCTAACGATGATGTTTATTTCTGGGCTGGAGGGGCGGCAAGAGCACACGTCGGTTCTGGTGGGGTATTTTCAACAGATTTTCGGTGTAGTGATAATTATAAATCTTCTGATGGAAGTAATGGAGAAGGAATCTCATCCGTTCACATGGTAACTTACGTTGGTTATAATAGTGGTGGTAATCACAATTATCGTAAAGATAGGACACTTACATTTAAAAACGGGTTATTAACAAGTATTAGCGGAGAATCAGGAGAAATAAATTGGTAATATGTTTAAAAAATATATCATAAACATTTTCATAAGTATCGACCAGTTAATTAACACAATCCTGGGTGGGGACATGGACATGACCCTATCAGCTAGGTTAGGAAGAAATTATCGTGGTACTTGGATGGAAAGATTTGTCGACTGGTTGTTTCAATGGCAAGGAAATGAAAATGGGCATTGTGAAAATGCTGATTGGTGGGAAAGTGACGAGGGAAAGGATGCGATAATTGCTTTGTTAAAAAAATATGAGAAAAATAATAATAATACTACTGCTTAGCTTATTTCCCCTAACCACTTTTGCTGGAACAACCTTGTATTCTAAAACTAATAAACTTCCCAATGGTTTAAGAGTATGTGCTTTAAAAAATGATAAACCAAAGATAAGCACACAGAATAAAAAAGTTCATCTCGATAGAGAATGTTGTTTAGATAATCGAGAAATTCCTAACCCAAGATGTTATTATCCCACAAAGTATCAAAAGTTAATAGATAAATATAATACTAAATTAAACACATGGCCGAAGCTATATTAAACTCGACTATGACAGCTTCAGAGGCAAAGGGTATCCTTGATTCACTAGGAATCAACTACAATGATGTTCTGAGTTCGTCAAACATAGCCCAAACGATAAATCAACCAGCTACCTCACCTGATGACCTTTTGGGTATCCGCAGGGATATCTATGCTTCAGCAGGAGTGGGTACAGCTCAAACAGCTTACCAGGACGCTACTAAGGCGTATCAGGATGCTCAGAACTCTTTAAATACCTCTAATCTTCAGCTTAGAAATAGGCCTGTTTCGGTTTCTAAATTTACTGGTCAGATTGCTCAGAACACGATGGTTAATGAACAAAACATTAATA